ATTAGTCAGAGAGGAAAACTACCATGGAACAAAGGAAAAAGAAAGGAGGCAAAAGCATAATATCAAAATAAATTCTTAATCGTGACACAAAAAATCCAAAATACGAAGTTATAAGGAGACAGAATGTCAAGCCAACCAAATCCCAATGCAATCGCGCTTCCCGCCGAATTGCAAACCGAGATCGAGAACATTAACAAAGCCGACAAGAACAATGCATATCGACCCCTGAAACTCTTCGCGGTAATAAATAAAGACCGGCTCTGGATCACACAACAGGGGTCAGATGAGCCTCTGAAAAAATATGAAGAGATGGACGTGCACATCATCGCCGCGAAGATCACGCGCGCGGCGTACACGAACCGTGAGCAGAAAGCCCCGTCGTGTGTTTCAACTGATGGCGGTCACACTGGGACTCTGCACCCCGAGTTTGGGCAATTGCTTGAAATCACCGGCAAGGATTGCGATATTTGCCCACTGAACCAATGGGGAACCGGTAAGGACGAGAATGGAAATCCGACAAGGGGAAAATTCTGCAAGGAACGCAGAAATCTATTGGCGATGTCGCCTGACTTTACTGACCCATTGATTGTCTCTCTCTCTCCCATGAGCATCGGAAAGTGGGATGCCTACGCCAGCGGACTGACTCAACTCAAGCCGCCCAGCGCCTATATCACACAGATGACACGCATCGGGGTCGAGGTAGTTACGGACGCCGGGCGCGAATTCGGAACCGCAACGTTTGCAGCAATAGGAGCGCTGTCCACTGATGCCGTGCGCCAAGCCATCGAGCTTAGGAAACAGTACCAGAACGTTATCGGAGGCATCGTGGTCGCGGAGCCGGTGGCGACTACCGCGCCGACAAGCGAAGAAGAATTACCGTTCTAGCAAATTGCAGCTGACCCGCCTACCGACGCGCAATTCGATGACTTTGATGATACAACGGCGGGCAGCTGAACCGCGTGTTATGCCGCATCGGAGGAAGAAATGGAATTTCCGCAGATTGATACAAGTACATGGTTTTACGAGAATTGCAAGCGACAGCGCAAAAATGCCGCCAAGATTTGCCAAGTATGTCCATTTCGTGCCGGGATTGAAATCCAAGAAAAGGAGCGGCATAACCAGCGTTTGCAACCGAAGCGGCAAAGCCGCGTTTCTAAGAGTGGCGCGATACTCCCGCCGCTCGGTTGAAACGCAATCCGTTATGCAGATGGCGGGCGGGTAAACGAGGGGCGCACGCATCTCATCAAAGCGCCTGACTCACACGCAAGCGGGCAGAATGAGACGAACGCTTTTAACCGCCATCTGCATAACCCTCATTGCAGCCGACTGGCGAACTACATGCCAGCGGCTGAACTCGATTCGTTAGATTTGCTTATCTTGAAAGGAGTGTTTTGATGTCATATAATATTGATACCTGGAAAACCAAAAGTATTGACAGCCTTGAAATCCCGCTTGCGGTCATTCACAAAATGCCGGATGTAGAAGTTAAATTGTTGAATGATAACAAAGTCTGTATTACTGGCCTTTCAGAAGGCTTTGAAATCAATGGGGATTTGAACGGCAAGAATATTGCTGTCAATGATATTACTACCTGGGGGGAAGGTTCTGGTCATACATGGGATGACCTTCTTAAAGCGTTGAAGCACAGTAAAGGAAATCTCGTTGCTACTCAAGTTTGGGAGGGTGGTGACAGTATCACACGTCTAATCGTCAAAGATGGTACGATTACGGAAGAGAAGGTTGAATTATGATGATCGTGCAATCTAACCAGCGCTTGCAACCAACTTGCTCGCGGGCGCGCAAATCCAATCATACTCGTAAGAACGCAAGCGGCTGAAACGCAATCCGTTAGCCCGCTTAATGAATAGGAGAGAATAGAGATGAAAACACATCAACGCTTTGGCTTAGCTACCTTGATCGTATGGAGTACGCTGACCCAAATTGCACCGCCACATGACGAGGTGAATTTGGTATGCTGGGGCCTGAGTCTTATTTTTGCCATAATCTGCTTTGTGTGGGATGGGGCGGGCTAACCCTTCATTGCAGTTGACCGCCGCCGGTACGCCAATTTTGGATGGCCCATCTGAACACGGCGGCAACTGAACTCGATGCGTTAGATTGCTAGGAGGCCTGATGTGTTACTGGTGTAAATTTGGTAAATCGCCTTCGTTCATCCGTGGCATCTTTGTCCATGCTGAGGGAGAGTGGGCCGGTGTTCGTTGGGCTAGTCTATGTACTAATGAAAGAGAGCGCCGACGCCAACTCCGGTTAGCCTATAAGCGTGGAGACATCCATAAGTATCCCGGGATATACAGACGCAACCTAACCACGGCATGAAGCCGACGCCGCAAACTGCACGGCGCGGGTTAGGCCGATCCGTTCTACCGCCCTAGTAAAGGAGAAATTATGAATTTGCAAGAGGAATTGATTTGTATCTTTTATGAACACAGGGCGAAGTCGTTTATCTGTTGCGACAAGAGTTGCTTTTGTTGGAATGTTGAAGGCCTACTTACACTTATTGAGGCAGAGGGCGGCATAACCCTCGTTGCAGTAGACGGAGCGGATGATGGACGCGCGCCAGTGCATTGTTCTATATGCGGCGAACTGATTGCGTGGGGCGATGTATCTCACAAATGTCCGCCCCCGCTACTTAACTCGATTCGTTAGATTGTTTGTTGGAGGAACACAATGATGCTACTTAGATGTTGTAACCAGGGCTTTGCGGTTCAGGAAATGAAATGGTTGCTAGATGGATACGTCCTTTCGCGCAATCTTGATTCACAGGTTGGGTTTTGTCCATTTTGCGGACGCAATCTAACCCTAATTGACGTTGCCGCACAGTGCGAAACCGACGCGGTTTCAAACGAGCCGCAGCGCAGCTGAACTCGATTCGTTATGGCACTTGTTGCCAAAAGGAGTTGACTATGTTAGTCAAACAGTTCATCTCGCAAAAATGTATCGGTTACAGCAATGACTTCAGACGAACGCATTATGAACACATCGTTGAGTTGCAAGATGGCAAGGTTGTAACCGTGTGGTCTACTGACATTTCCACACAAGATACGATGACGATAGAGGGTCAATTGTCAGAGAGCCATCCATTAGTTGAACGTGCCATAACTACGGCATGAAGCCGACACCGCGAACCGCGCGGCGCCGCTTATGCCGATCTGTTAGGCGGACTAAGAGATGTACACTTTACAGTGCGGCGATTGCCTTGAACTAATGCGCGAGTTGTTAGATGCGAATATGAGGGAGAATTAAAAATGTATCCAAATAATTACAAACCCATGTGTATGCACGGTATGCCGTTCATCCAATCTTGCACTATATGTAGGCGTGTATGTAATACAATCGAGACTTTCCCATTTCCTAACACTCTTCCCTACCGATACAAATGTCCTCACTGTCACGGAGAGTTTGAATATTGGGAAACTTACGATATGGGATTCGGAAGGGAAAAGGAAATGGGTTGTCCATTCTGCGGACTTCGCAAGGGAAAATGGGGTGGTAGCGTTGATAAACTGCAAACTGCGCTGTCTAACCTAGTACACGATACCCAACATGAAGAGCACGAATGCGCGGATGCCAATTGTCCAGTTAGAAAAGCAAGGGAGTTGATTGCAGTTGACCACTGGAAAGCGCGGCAACTGAACTTGATTTGTTGGATCGCTTCTTGAGGAGGAACGATGATTGATACGGTAAAACGGAAATGCCGCAATTGTAGTACGTGGTACAACTGGGCTCCCAATCTTGACCCCAAAAACGCACGGGATTTTTGTTCGCCTGAATGTGACTACAGGTATTGGGAGCGACATGTTTCAATTCCTCAATCGGAATTCCAGCGATTCAAGCGAGATAAGCCCAAATAGGAAACGTAGAAGTCAATAAAGCGGAAAATCAGATTGGAGAAATCAATGACCAAAAAAATAGTAACCGATAACCGTGCGCAATTTCTCGAAGAATGTTTTTCCAGGGGACTAACTATCGCGGATGGATTGACCACCGTCTGGATGCTGTTTGGCAACGAATCCTGCAAATTGCTAATAGACAAGGAAGCTCTTGCTGCATTCTCCGAGCCAGTAGGTTGGAGCGGCGCGTCCTGGGGGAAGGCGGCCTACCGCTTTCCAGATTGGTTCGACGGCTCGCGGGAAAGTACCACCGCAACGCAACTGATGACCCTGGCCTATTTTGCCTCTATCAGTGTAACCAAGTCCCTTATTCTCTACAAACAATGGATGGACGAGAGCGCGAACTGGGACTTGGCAACCGCGCACGAAAAGTGCGAGGAACTTGCAGAACGGAAGAAACGCGGAAACGCGATCAGGGTCAGAGCATCCGTCAAATTCAAAAAGGGCGAAGGCGAAATTATCGCCGCGCCTACTGAGAAATTTGCGTGGGACAAAAGTAATGGAGATTACACTATTACATTGAAAAAGGTGAAAGATGACTAAATTGCTTCCTCTCAACGAACAAGATAGAGTTGCAATTCGCAAGGCATTGGAGCGCCATGCCAACGAGAAAGAAATCAAAGAAAAATGGCTTGCGGGGCTGAGAATAAATTATGTCCTAGACCGCAATTTCACAGCTGTTGTAATCCGTGATGGCAAAATGATTTATATTGGATCGGCAAAACGCAGCCCGCGCGATAAGTATGACGCACGAATTGGAATCAATATAGCGATTACACGTGCAATTCTCTTCGGGCCACTCAGAATTGATTGACTATTAAATGACCAACTACTCGCGCGGAAGAGCAATAGAATGGAAATTGGTTCATCAGCATAAGACAAACAGGGCAACGGTCACCGGACGCACCGCCGGCTCTCATTCGGCTATCGACGTTTTCGCGGTCTATGAAGATACAATGACTATAGTTTTCCAACAAGTGAAACGTAGTAAAAGCGGACACTTTGAAAAAGTCAGGCCGCCATTCAGGAACGGGACATACTACGTGAGGTTCGAGGTCAAAAACTGGAAGGACGCGAAAGGATTTGTGAAATGAACAAACAAAAACCAGGGCGTACTATTGCCGAAACATTTATACCTTCGCTTACTACGCTTATCAAAATCGGCTCTTTGATTATCCATTATCAGGAATGGACGTCGCGAGATGGACATCCTCAAGACAAAAACGCGATTGATACACTGGAGAGCGACCCAGAGGTGATTGAGTGGATTAGTAAGATGACAAAGATGGCGTTCTTGCCAATAAAACGATAATTAGATTTGGGGGCATTGGAGCAACTTCATTGGATATCGAGACAGAAGTTTTGCGCGAGTTTGGCATCGCAATACATCGCAAGCCCACAAGGATACAGGAAGGCGAATTAGTATGGCACTCAGGATGTCCGTTTGAAGGCGCCGGCAGTGATCGCATGAGCTGGTTTGAACGCGGTAATTATTACTGTAGATCGTGCGGCGCGAAAGGATTTCTGAAAGCAACTCCCCAACGCACCCCGCAAGAGATTGCCGAGTTCTCTGAGCGGCAGAAACTAGAAGAAGAAATCTGGCATAAGAGGCGGCTAGACAATCTAGCTAAATGGAAATCCGAAGGGCATGAGAAAGAGGTTTGGCAGTGGCACAAGAATAATCATCGCGAATATTGGGTTGGCGAAGGGGTGCCGGAATGGGCAGTGGACAAATACCAGTTTGGATATTGCGAAGCCAAGAGCATGAGACTAAAAACCGGGGAACTAGTCGCACTGCCAACTTATACCATGCCAATCTGGGAACCGGCGAAATTGGAACTCGTTAATATTCAATACAGATTATGCGACCCGCCACCGGGCGAAGGGAAATATAGACAAGAATCGGTTATCCCAGCGGCGGCGGCATTTATGAATGACGACTACGAAGACCAAGCTATTTTTGTTGAAGGATTCAAGAAAGCAGTTATTATTTACGATTTTATAGATTTCCATACACAGGTAGTCGGTTTCCCCAGCAACCTTCCGAGTGCGGAATTGCTCAAAGCGCAGTGCAACAAATTCAAGAAAATCTATCTTATTTGGGATCCGAGGTCGGACAACCAAGTCCGGCGGATGGGGCGCCTGATGTCCGGCAGGGTATGGGCAATTACTCTACCCGTAAAACCTGACGATGCCGTAACAAAGTATAACATGACTCAGGCAACATTCAGATCATATTTCGCAATAGCGGAGAGGTTGAAATGAATAAGAAGATAAATTTCTATTCTGCATTGCGTTTTGCGGTAGACCTTAATGAATATGCAACAAAAGCAAAGCGCGGTCTTGTTCAAGATACAACCGAATATCAATACTGGCAAGGCACGGCAGACGCAGCGCGTAAATTCGCGACTATTCTGCACGGCTGGGACATGTATTCAGATTTATTCCCAGAAGTCAAGGTAGATAGTGAAACTCATTGACCGCATCGACGGCGTATGTAACTATTATTACTTCAAGCCCTGGAAACAATTGACCGAGGCACAGAAACGCCGCTCGATTGAGCTTTACAAGCACTGGACACATTTCGCGAATACATCTTACTGGGAGGAGTGGAACAATGTCAAAGAAAGCCAGGCTGAGAAAGCGTAGAGTCGCGCTGAGCGGTTACCGTAAAGCGCGCGGTGGCATGGGACATCGTGTTAGTTTCAGCGAGAAGCGAACCCTGAACCCGCGCGGCCATCACCCACCGCGTGCGAGGTTCGGGGCGCGAGTGAATCCACCCGCCGGGAAAATCGGAATCGTAATCACGTTACCGAGCAAAGCGAAATACCGTATCAGCGAATACGGCAACTGGGTCAGAATTCATTGAGAGGAGAGCCGCATGCCAATTCCTAAGCCCAAGCCAGTCCCACCCAAAATCCCAGATACCAAGCCCAAGGGCGGAGAGGGCGGAGAAGCTGTCCGGGCAAAAGACCGGCATTAACCGATTTGGGGCATGGTACAATCCATGCCCTGAGAAAGCAATCATGGAATTTATTATTAGCATAGGAATTCTAATCTATCTTATTGTTTCTCTTGTAACAATTTATTTAATAGGAAAACTTCCAGACATGGATAAACTAGATGCCGACTAGCGAGGAAATTCGTGGACTATTCCATAAACCTGATCAATTAGCCCAACAGTACGTTGCGTTCATCGAAAGTATTAGGAAGGGCGGAAACGTAGACTGGGGCGTAACATCAATAGATAGCCGGGTTGTGCCAATGCGACCAGGCGAAGTAGCAGGAATCATCGGACGCCCAGGACATGGAAAGTCGAGCGTCGCGGCCTATCTCGCCAAGCACAACGCGAATAAAATTATCGCTGAAGGCCAGCAAAAAGAAGAGTGCGTGTGCTTTGTCACTTACGAACAAAGCGTGGAAGAACTCGAGGCGTTCTTTCAGGCGGGCGAAGACTATTCCCTCGAAGACCTGGCTTGGGGCAAAATTGAGATGGACGAAATTATCAAGCGCGCGCTAGAGCGCCCCAAACTCCCTATCTGGACAATTGGCTCAAGTATAATCAAAAGGCATAAACATATTCGGATGACGATTGACAATGTCTATTCGGCACTCAGGCAAATGGAAACAGAATTCAAAATTCACCCACGCCTGATCTGTATGGACTATATCCAAATCATCCCGGTTGAGCGCGCGCGACAGCGTGTGGAAGAAGTTACCGAAGCAGTAGTACAAAGCAAAGAGTTAGCACGGGAAATCGGCGCGGCGATGATTCTTACAAGTCAGGCCGCGCGGCGCGTAGATGATTACGACGAACAGTTACCAAACGCGAACGACAGCCAATGGACTTCGGCTTTTGAGCAAGTTATTGACAAAGGTTTCAGCATTTGGCGTCCCGCGAAAACCCACAGGGATGTCAAAGAAATCGAATTGCAGGGCCAAAAATTCCCCGTCACTGAGCAACTGATCGTCATTGAAAATTGGAAGCAACGCCTCGCGCCATCTGCCGGTAGATTTATTCTGAACTTCCATCCCGGCCTGGTGCGACTAGCAGAAATGGAACGCGAGACGCCGAAACAATACGAAGGCGAACCGAATTGGGAAAGCGGAACATATGGTAGCTGAATCCGATATCGCGAGTTTCTGGGATACCTCTGAAATCGAAATACAGGAACAAGTATTATTATTATCCGGCAAAACAAAATACCAACTGCCCGATTGCGCCGCGTTGTATACGTGGTGGCGTTATTGCAATAAACGGTCAAAGGCTCGTCTGCGACCGGTAATCGAACAAATCTTAGAAAGAGGAGAACAAAGTGTCCGACAATCTGCAAGTGAACTATCTACGGCTCGATGCGCTCGAAGTAATGAAATGGGAGCAAAACCCAAAACTTCATGTAGACAACTTGCTTGATGAAAGTATCGAGAAGTTTGGCTTTAACGACCCAATTGGCGTAGACTATGAACATAGCATCATAGTCGAGGGACACGGACGTATCGAGCGACTGCGCAACCGCAAGAGCGCCGGTAAGCCCGCACCCAAAAACATTGTGATCGATGGCGCTGACGGCGAGTGGATCGTGCCCACCGTGGAGCTGTCCTTTGCAGATAAAAACGCGGCATACCTTTATGCCATCGCTCATAACCGCTCGAACACAAAAGATTTCCACTTGGAAGATTACAAAACGGACAAACTGGCCACGATGCGCGAGGCCGGGCAACTGGACTTACTGGGCTTTGAGACCCTGGGACAGTCTGCGACGATGCCCAAATTCGAGTTACCCGAACTCAAACCCTTTGACGCCTCATCTCTGCCCGATGCGCCCGGCACGCAAATCGTTGCCCCACAGTCCTTTGTGGTAATGATTACTTTTCCAACTTACAACCAGATGCGCGAAGCGCTCTGCGCCTTAACGTACGGCGAGCGCAAAAGTTTGCCTCAGGGGGCTAGGCTCTGTTCTATTGAAGGCGGGGCAATCTTGGCGCGGTGGAACAAAGATTTGATGCAAATTTCAATCAGCGCGCCAATTGTCGAAGCCACACAGACTGGAATGCTCGGAGTGCCGGATACCAAAGTACCGGTCATCTTTTGGGACACGCCAACAGAGCCGGGCGAACCCAAATCGCGCGGCAAAGAAAAACCAACCGAGGTCGGCGGACTGTGTACTATGTGCGGCGGAAGCAAATTTACAATGGTCAAGAATGAAAAATTTACTTGCCCACAGTGTAGCAGGAAAGGTGAATTATGACGCTAGAAGAACTTCTCAAAGAACACGAAGTTTCGGTTCGCCACGACATAAAAGATTACACGTATCTTTTGTGGGATGGAGAAACATATCTGATAATAAAGGAAAATGGCGAGAGAAACTTTGGCGACAACCTTGACGCCGCACTCGATGAGTTTCTGAAATGAGCCGAGTAGTAGTCTTTGGGTGGTTCGGAGGTAAAGCCTCGCATCTCAACTTCATCTTGCCTAATTTGCCAAAGTGCCGACATTACGTTGAACCATTCGGCGGCAGCGCGGCTGTGCTACTGAACCGCGAACCTAGTCCCATTGAAACCTACAACGATCTGAATGGAGATCTGGTGAACTTTTTCCGCGTGCTGAGAGATCGAGGGCCGGAGTTACAAGAGAAACTGGAGCTGACCCTATATGCACGGGAAGAATTCCGCTTAGCACTGGAACCATGCGAAAATGAACTGGAGAGAGCAAGGAGATTCTATATTCGTGTGCGGCAGGCATTCAAGGCATCGATGTTAGGAAATTCTTGGAGCAGAGAATATAAAAATCCAATTGGAATTCCACGTTGGTTAAACGGGATCGAATGTCTACCAGATTGCTATACAAGATTCAAACACGTGCAGATTGACCATCTCAATGCCCTCAATCTCATCCAAAAATATGATTCTCCTGACACCTTGTTCTACTGCGACCCACCCTATGTCTGGGATTTCAAGGACAACAAGTTCCAAGATGACTACGGAATAGCACATTCAGTCGGCGATGCAGCGGTACTTGCTCGTTCTTTACATTCAATCCAAGGTCTTGCGGCTATCAGTAATTACGCCGGAGTTTACGATGATCTGTATCACGATTGGCGGAGACTTGAGGATAAGCCGAAAGTAAGCTCGGCGGCACTGGTTAATCGAGCAATTCGGCAAGAGATTCTGTGGTGTAATTACGACAAAGAGAGAAAAAGGTTATGAGAGTAAGATTGTTTTTGTACATTATCTTGGTTATCGCTATTTAATCGTGAAAAATTTGGGATACTAAATGCACAATCCATATTCCTTAAAGCCGGAGATGGTTCGTGGATGCACAATGCGGTGCGTGTTCTGTTCTTTGAGACACCAGACCTGGGCAGAAGAAAAATACGAATATATTTCCGAAGAACTCTGGAAACAATATATTGACGCCGTCGCAGAATGGTTGCCAAAATGCAGGATGGAAATAGCGAACCGCGGAGAGCAAACAATCCACTCTAAGTTTTTAGAATTGATTGCCTACGCTCGACAGAAACTCCCTCGCGTTCAAATTCTTGTCTCAACCAACGGCGATCTAAGTCAGAAAATCAGAGAAGAAAATTACGTTTTTTGGGTAGATCAAGCCCAACAAGCCGGTGTAAATATCTTCATGTTTGATTGTTACACACAGCCACGACTCGACCAATTCACAAGATTATTTAGCGGCAGAACAGAACTTTTCTTTGACGGATTCAATCCATACCCGTATCGCAGCGGCAAATTCAAGGCTCTCTGCATCAAAGATGCCGTACCGCGCCCGGTTAAGGAGAACAGGATACTTCAATATCATAACCAAGGCGGAAATGCAGTCGTATCTGGAAAAGCCGCAGAACTCTATAATATACCCGTCCTGGAAGAGCCGCTTCAAAGAATGTGCGCTCGCCCCTTCAGAGAAATGCCGATGTGGTTAGACGGATCTATCCCTATTTGCTGTGATGACTGGGCAGATAAAGGCGTTGTCGGCAAATTCCCAGACAAGACTCTGAAAGAACTCTGGTTGCTCTACGACCCTTATCGAAAAAACCTGCTGGAGAAAAATCGCGGCGCGCAGAAACCATGTGACAAATGTTCAGAACGAGCCGGATTCCGTTGGGCATTAGAAAAGAAGTGGTTCGATGAGAAATAAACAAGATACGTTTACGACAGAAGAACATTTCAAGTTCTTCTCTGAATTCTGCAAATTGGAAATGCTGAGCGGTGGTCCAGATCCACAGATTCCACTTGTCGGAGAGATGAGCAAAAACGAATCTATGCAGGAGCGCATCTGGCGCGCCGGTTGCTATATATCGGTTTACAATGTTCCATTTGCGGCGGCCATTTGGCAAAATTGGTCTTGGGAGAGAATGGAAAAAGAGAAAGAGAATCTCTTGCCTTGGCTACAAGAAAACTGGAAAGGCATCGTTACTCGACTTGAACGGCGATGCGTTCGACGACCAGAATGGATGAACGAATACTTTTTAAGTTATTTTGATTTCGCCAAGAACATTCTGCCAGAATTACAAAAAGCCACAGAACAATTCTCTCCGGAACAACGGTACGTTGCATTCTGGGACATATCCAACGAAAAGATTAGCCGATTCGGTCGTTATGTCGCGCTCAAGCTCTTAGAGTCTTACAAACAATATTGTGGCATGAAACTCGAAGCTCCGGACATTCGGCCAAAAGACGGTTGGTCGCCAAGAATAACGCTGGCTAGGTTGTACTCCTCTGACTCCGCTGCCTTAAATTCAAAAGACAACGCGCAAATACCGTTAGTCAACAAACGAGTTGCCGAACTGCAGGAACGTCTCAAGGGGTCTGGGGTAAATATCGATCTATTCAAATTGCAAGTAGTTCTTTGCGAATATCGCGAGAGTTACGAAGGACTTAGACAATACCCCGGTCGTTCTCACGACAGCGAACTCGGCTATTACAACAAGGCAATCAATTATTGGAAACAGGTGCCGGGGTTGCTTGAAACACGGAAAGCGATATTCCCGAATCAGCATCTCGGAGAAATTGGCGGATGGGAAGTCGCAAGAAATGAACTGGGAGAAGTATTATCGAAATACAAATACACTTGGAGTGATTTATTATTCGATTATAAGGCGACGGCAGACTTCGCTTATCCGGTGAAACGATGAAGATCTACGAGATTCTTCCCGGTAAACTGTACCAATGCGGAAAGACTAACGAACTGTCCCCAGAGCAAAAAGCAAAATTGATATCAGATTACGGAATCACAACAGTCGTCAACTTCTGGCGATTCGAAGATCCCGACTTAATTTCTTCTGTTGAATACGAGCATTGCTATATCCCGGATGGAAAACTTCATTGTCCAGAAGAGATGCGACTACTCGCCAAAAAGACGGCAGAAAAAATAAGGGGAGGCAAAGTAGTACTCTCTCAATGTTATGGGGGGCGCAATCGCTCTGGGTTATTTAGCACAATGGTGTTAAAGGAATTGCTCGGAATTAGCGGAAAAGAGGCGGTCGCGATTGTTCAGAAGCAAAGACCCAATTCGCTAGTCAACCCGATCTTCCGTCAGTTCTTGGAATCCGAATAAATTTTTAAGGTTCGAAACAAGAAATCTGTAGTATAATGGAGGCAAGATGTTTTGCAAAATATTCGAGAATAAACAATTTGACGGTTTTCCCGGCGCAAGTGACTTTGAGAATGGGAAGCCACTCGTTTATGAAGCCGACAACAGAATGTTTGTTGCCGACGATCACGGCGTTGGTCTATTTCTGGGCGATGAACAAGACGAAAAGGGCGGCTATTTCATCGAGTATCCCCGTCACTTCAAGCAAGCTCAAGCAGATTTATTTGTCAAGTCTTTGTCTTCTTTGACAAACAAAGAACTCAAAGAGATTGCGACAATCCTATGAAAATCATAGGTATCTTCGGCGAACCGGCAACCGGCAAAAGCGCTCTGATGCAAAACATCATAGCCCGTTATTCGGGATGGAAATCGCTCAAGTGGAATCTGGTTAAGGGTCTTGTCCAAGAAGAACGCAAGATTCTTGTTCTCGGGGAATATTCGACCGGCGAGAAATTTGGCGGGACAGACCGGCTGGCTATGAACGCCCAGCCCCATGTCGAAAAATTCTTGGAGACCTGCGCAAAGATCGCAGATTACGACAATTACTTGATTCTGTTCGAGGGCGACCGGCTCTCGAACGCTAAGTTCTTTGAATTCTGTCAAAAGAACTTTGAGAGTCGGTTCTTTGCACTGGTTACCGAAGAAGCCATAAAAGAAGCGCGCCATGCCTCGCGAGATAACCAAAATAAAACTTGGCTACTTGGAAGAAAGACTAAAGTAGCCAATCTGATCAAGAGATTTAATCTGCAGACGTTTAACCACAATGTTCCAGAGGACACCGATCTGGTCGCAAACTTGATCCTGTTGCCGGATGCCGGGAGATAACATGGAACTTGAGAAAGGGTACTATTCTAGTCCAAGGTGGAGCGGAGAATTGTTAGATTGTGCATTACCCGTCACAATGGATACGTATTCAAATTGTGCGTTCAAGTGTCTTTATTGCTTTAGTGCTTACCAAAGATTGGTTGGGGCAGGCAAAGAAGACTATAAACACAATATTTTTCAAGCGATCAGTGTTGAGCGAACCAAGAAATTATTTCGTGGTGAATTGTTGAACAGTCAATTCAACAATTATATAAAAGCGAGAATGGTAGTACAGTGGGGCGGACTCAGCGATGCCTTCGATTATGCTGAACGACAATTTGGCAAAACGCTCGAATTGCTTAGGTTTTTCCGCTCTATTGAATATCCTCTTTCCATTAGCACCAAGGGAACTTGGTTTTTGCAAGATTCGCGCTATCGCAAGGTACTGCAAAACGCAAAACACATCCACTGGAAAATTTCCATTATTACACTGGATGAGAAAAAGGCGCACGACATTGAGATGGGCGTGACTTCTCCCTTGGACAGATTCAATGCCATTTCAGAACTCAAAAAACTCGGCGCACCTGCCGTGACATTCCGTTTCCGTCCATTCATTTTAGGAATAAGTGCGGATTACCCATTCTCTGAAAATAGCAAACAGCAAATTGATGCTCTGGTCAAAATTGCTAAGGACAGCGGAGCAGATTCTGTGACCACCGAATTTATGTGCATCGAATCTCGTGCAAGAAATATCGCTGCAGAGCGCTTCGACAAAATTGGGAAAGTTTCTGGTCTTGGCGATCTGATAAAATTCTATGCCGTGAATGGATACGCGTCTGGATTAATGCGCCTTAATTACAACCTCAAGCGACCATATATTGAAGCAATACAAGAAAGTGCACAGAAATACGGACTGGAGTTTTTTGTCAGCGACTGTCATCACAAAGAGAAGAGCTGTCGCGCTGCTTGTTGTGGGTTACCAAACTTCGCGCCCTTTGACAACTACAACCGAGGGCAATTCGCCGAGGCAATCTTGATCGCCAAACAGAAGAGCAGAGTGCATTGGTCAGATATCTCCCAAAATACCGAATGGCTTAAATCTCTCTCGTTCTTTGCCGAAGGATTCAATACTCAATCTACACAAAAACGGGCCGACAACAAATATATGTCAATGTACGACCATATGCACCAAAAGTGGAATGACCCCAAAAGCAGAACGTCGCCCGCTATTTATTTCGGCGGCGTACTTGTGCCCAGTGCCCCCGATGAGAACGGAGATATAGTATATCTTTACAACGAGCCATTTGTTGCGCGCGGAGAGCAAGTTAAATCAGTAGCAGAGCTGGAGCAGAAACTCAAAGGAGAAACATGATTAAACCCGTCACCATGTCTACCTGGCACTACGAGGAAGGGGAAGGAACCATGAAAGAGGTTAAGGGGTATCTGCCTGGAGAATTCGACGAACGCGGATTCTTGATTGGCGTTTTACCCAATCCGTTCGCGCAGCCAGCCCTAACACCCGAGGCAGCAATGGAAATGCTAAATCGCCAACAAAATGCCCCTGATGCACCGGTCTTCCATATTGTGCCGTAAAACAAGAAACCGCTCGACCACAAAGCCGGGCGGTTCTCTTTTTAGCGCGTCAGGGGGCATCGACGCACCGAAAAGCGATTACTTGCTTACCCGTGCCGATACCGAATTAGTTACTTCACTGACCACCTTTGCACCGAATCCGAAGTACTGTTTGATCAACTCCCAGAGTTTGACCAACAATGGCAAAAGCCCTTGGAGTATCGCGTAGAGTACGAACAATTGTCCCACGATCTTCGAGACAGCATCGGTGATCCCTAGCCAGTTCGAGTTGACATAGAACACCAACTGGCCGATAGCATCGAAAATAGGTTGCATTTTATTAACCTCCATTCTTTTCTGTCCAATTCAGGACTGGATACTTGCCCCCATCTACCTTGCAAAATATATAATAACCAAACAATCGTTTGCCTCAACGCCGAATACCTGAGACGTTGTTTTACACAGTGTTATCCGCGCGTCTTTTCCCTTCGCATGAATTCTCGCCGCGATCTTCCTAACTGCTATCATGTCATCAGCGTCCGATGTGGTGTCTGGGACAATCATCGTCGCATCAACATAATTTTCATAGACTCTGTATTCCGGCGAGATCATCAAGTCCCGTTGCGTGGAGGCAGATTCTACTTGATGGATAACGAGCAGCGTGCCACCAAAAAGAATCACAAAAATTGCGAGGAATAGAGCTAAGCCAATTATTACCGTAGAATTCTTTGGCATCAGTCCTCCTTTAGTTTGATTTTCTTGGGAGCATAAACGGTTTTCCAGGTTACAGCGCCAGACACGTTAATGGTTCGTCGCTTGCCTGCTGCTACCAGTAAACCAGTCTGTAACAATTTCTCAGAAACCCATTCTCTAGAATGTTTACAAAATTTGACTAATTCCCGGCTTGTCCATCCTTCAATATTCTCTGATTTCTCGAGTTCCTGAAGCAGTTCGCTCAGGGTGAAATCAAGATCGGCGGCTCTGCCGAAATTGGGTACAACTTGTTCTGCCATCTGACACTATCTCCTTCTACCCACAAAATCAAACCACCTATGCTTGGAAGTGAGCGCGGGCGGCGCTTGTACATGTATGCGTTTTTTAATTGCCAAGCGGGAGTGATAAAATATAATCTCCCCATGTCGTCTGGGAACACCCCCCAGCGGTGGACGTGGGAACGAACAATCACGTCGGGAATCGGCACGTTCCAATCGGCGTACGCTTCTTTCGCTTCGCGCCACTCGCGGGCAGGCGGAGTGGAATGGTAAACTGTTGTTGCATTGGTATGATGGGCGAAAGCAAAGCGTTTGCTATTAAGTAGCATTTCTATTTCCCATTGTGAGAATTGACCGATGCTGGAATTATTGACATTGAGTAATTTTGCCAGCATCTCGGCATCGCTGCCGGCGCTGCCGTCGTGCCACTCAGTTCCGCGTACCATATAGCGCTCTTTCGCGCCACTGAACAGAGGAGATAGAACTTGCTCAGCGGCCTTAATCATATCTGTTCGACCCGGAACGACAATCTGTTCGTCACGGCTTGGGTGAATGCCTTGGATCGAGTCGCCGTTATGAACAACAACGTACTCTCCTATACTTTTGACTAACTCTTGGAAATCTAGCCAATTTGCCCATAACCAACGCTGAAATTTGTTCTGTGGGACTGTCGCGCTGTCATCCCGTACAAAATCGGGTGGCCACAATCCAACGGTACTGTTAATGTGCGTGTCGCTGATAACGACAATTTTCAACCTGTCTCCTTTTAATATGGAGTGGATTCAAATCTGATATACCACGGGCCTTGAGAATTATTGCTTTCCCTCCTTACCTGACCATATTCGCCGTAAACCACAGGGCCGCGCCAACTGTAAGCGCAGAAACAATTATTTGGCTGAATACTGGATACAGAATTTTCTTCCAATTGCTCGCGGTATCCTCAGAATCTTTATCGTGTCGCGCATGCCAAATCTTCAGGTCATGCACGTCGGTCGCGATACCGTTGTTCAATGCCCTATTGATTTCATCTAGCGATTGAATAATAAAGCCATATTGTACTTCGCGCGTCGCCTTGGCGATCTCTAACTCTTTTACGCGGTCTTCAATGGTTGGCATGGTCTCTCCTAGAATTATATTATTTGTCGGGGTTGACTTCTATCCCAGTTAATATGATATTGCGAAATAGATAATCGCCGCAATCGGAACCGCGATAAGGACAATATGCCATTTTATCTTGTTTTTCCTTTTTGCTTCCATTCTGATTCCTGCCATAGCGACCACGCTCCGGACAAGCCAATCCAAAAGAGGACGAGGACAATTAGAAATTCATTCATGTCATTCCTGCCTTATCTCTATTCCGGTCAATGTTTGCATCGGGTCAAAATCAGCGCCGCGCGCTTTTTCGATTAGCCCAAAGAGTGCGGAGACTAGCATTATCTGGGCGACCACTGGAAATAGAATAGGATCATGGGTAAAATGACAACCAGGGCCCATAGAATCCAGAACAATGATAGACTAAGTATTTCTCCACTAGCTTGTTTCATTTTCCCTCCATCCAAACGCCGTCAGCAAATTTTCTAAGGGTAGTCCCGCATCTTTTGCTATCATATAGAGCAACGCATTTGCCAAGAGCTTCTTTGCAGCTATCGGCGCGTCCTTTGGATTCCAATCCAGCGCCAGTCGTCCATTCTTAAATGCAACCAAGACCATTGCTTCACCGGTACCGAGGTCAATTCGTCCATCGCCCTTTGTGAAATATTCACAGATGGATTGTGCGCCCTCGGCGGTGATGACTGATTGCATTAGCAATGTTGCCTCGGTCGCGTGCAACGTAATTCCGAGCCCATCTAAGTTCGCCGATGCCTGCCAAGATAACTTGGCGTGCAGCGGATCATTGGTAATGGTAATAGTCTGTAGTGCTTCGGTGTCCGAGATTTGCTGTGGCGCGAATCCCTTTTCTCGCCAAGCCGTGACTACTTCTTCTGTTGTTAGGGCATTAGGAATTTGCGCCATCGGATAGCGCGGCTGAATCTTTGCTAGTTTTTTGCTCATGTGGATTTTTTCATCGCCAATAACTGGATATAAGGCGCAAAGTCACCAGTAGAGCCACTGCCCGTATTTTGTGTGCCATCTGAGCCGGTCGCGCCGGTGCCTGCTGCGCCGGTCGCACCAGTGCCATCTGCACCAGTTGCGCCAGTGCCAGCCGCAGTTGTTCGATGCATCCATGTTGTTCCGCTAGCACCCGGATTCCACCCGGCAATACTTGCAAATTGAGTGATATTAAACGTGTCTCCTGCCGGAGTGGCTTGATAGAATCCGTTGGCATCGAATTTGAATGGGACATCGTGGGTATGGCTCGGCCCAGTGTGCGTATGGCTCGGCCCAGTGTGCGTATGGCTCGGCCCAGTGTGCGTATGGCTTGGGCCGGTGTGTAAGTGAGTCTTATTCTGTAGATTCGTCATTGCCGCGCCGACCGTGCCGCCCGTTGTCCCAGAGGTCGGCGTCGCAACGATATATCGTCCGCCGGCGGTTGCGCTGTAATCACTCCATCCCGAAAGTAACACACCATCAGTATAAGCAATCATTACCGCGAAACAACCTAAGTTGTCACGAACTTCTTGGTTCAATTGTGCCGCTGTTACGATTTCATTGGTGACCCACGTTCTCACGTTTGTTACTCGCGCTTTCGCGCGGATGAACCATTTCTGATTCATTCTGCAAGTTCTTGTTTACTTGCAGGTCGGACTATGCTTTCATCCACTAGGGATGCACCGTCTCTAGTCTCTACACACGCCCAGTCTTGCGACTTGCTGGCTCGCTCTCTGCCTCACAGCCTTTAAGCGACTTTACGGTGTTCTAGCATGTAGATCGCTCTACTGCCGCCCAAGAAACTTAGGCGAAGACCATGCCATATTTACTCCTTTCTATTTTACTTTCTGTTTATAATCTAATATGCCAACCGTGTGCCAGTGCCTAACTGCGCTGTCCCAATGATCCAATAAGACAAAGTGTTTGCTTTTTCGAGTTTGTAAGTGACCACGTGATTTGTTCCCGCTAAATCAATAGTATGCTGCATTTGCCCAATCCAATAATCCCGTCCGGCAATTCCCGTTACTGTCTCACTCACAGTCACACGCCCACCAATTTCTTGGCTCAGAGCTTGGTACATCAGCGCGGCGCTGCGATTAGCATGATATGTAAATCCAACTACTGAATAAGGATCACCATATAATCCCAATAGATAGTCAGAGAAATCTTGCGCGGTTAGCGAGTTTTGTTGCCAGGGTAAATCAAGTTCAAAAGCATTCTTGAAATAAGCCGTGATACTAGACGCATTAGAAGAAATTGCCTTAGTTGGATTTGGAGTGTAGAGTGGAAAACCGCGCACTTGTAATTTAGTAACATACATCTGGCTTGCGCCATTCTTAATATGTATCTTCGCGGTTTCGTTGAAATCAGTAAATGTAATACTTGCCGATGAAGTGCCATCTTTTGCACTGTTATCTGAAGCAGCATTCAGATAATAATCTGTACTAGCTGCCGGAGCTACCGAACTAAGCGCCGGGGCATAGGCAAAAGTAACCGGATTGGTATACTGTGCCCAGAAATCTGCGCTCGCATTCGCCTGCATCGATGGCTTGTCGGTCATTGACCATACTGTAGTTGATGCACTGATACTGCGGGGATGGGCAATTACAGTGACGTGATTATAGAGCTGCTGATCGTTAAAGTCGTAACGAAAGTCGCTGAAAACATTTTGGAATGTGCCAGTTGCGGTGGATGAAGAAATTCGATGATTGCGATTCTGGAAGACTCCTAAGCCACTACCATTGATAAAAAACAGTCCCCACTCTGACTTTGCGACTTCGTTGATCGCATTGCGCGCATTCTTGGCGGCAATCCACCAATAAGGTAGTGTATCCAATGACGCCTCAAAGGATCGCGAGGCGGATGGAAATGGCACATCATCTAGTATCTTGCCAATTGCACAGGTGGTCGTAATGCTCTGATTCATCGCTACATTGATTGTAGCATCTCGGTCAATGTTACGCAGGGCGTCTTCCGCCTCAATAATACACTGTGTCTTATCGCCTACTATCGGTTGCGGTTGGAGTCGCCGAATATAGCCGGTGAACAATTGAAATGCACTACCCGATTGAGTAGCCCGAACTCGGATTGGGCGGGTAGGGACTAAGTTACCTGCGCCGATAGGAGTGCTTGTGTTCTCTGGCGAAAAACGGCGATCGGTATTGTCAAGTTGAAACGAGGCAAAACCAATTTCGGGCAACGTAAACTCGTTCGCGCGCCCGCGTGAGAATGTCATGGCGCGCGTAAAACTTGTAATATCGTCATACGTTCCATTAAACGACCCAGAGTTATTCCAAGAAACTTCGACAAAATAGGTTGCTAAACCCATTATTCCCTACCCTCCTGTCTCTGGAGGTAGGGTCTAATGCGCTGTGCGATCCGTGCCATTTCATAGTCATTGGGCGGAACCAGAGATTGAAATACTATAGTTACGTCGGAATTTCCAGAGGACACTCCGCCCGCGCGATTCACGTCTACTTTTTCGCCAGTCGTTAGCCCAACTATAAATGTATCGTTGGGATAGCCTGGCGGAACAGTAAAACTACCACCGGCCTGATGCCCCGCTATCGCCGGGTAAGACGAAACAGGCGCGGGCGTAGGGATGGTTTTCTTTTGATCCCCACTGCTATCGTTTACGTCAACATGATGGGTAGTAATAGTAATATCGGTATTTTTGGGCAAGTCGTCAATGGCCTTTCGAATTGCGTAAATATCATCCCTGGCCTTGGTACTCATGTCGTCGAAGTTCTTGACAGAGTCGTTTTTGAACGATGCCACCTTATCGCCCATCGAGCCAAACTCAGTCATGTGTGACTTGGATAAATCAGAGGTTTGAGTACGAGCTGAGAGAACAAAGGCCTGGGCATCCTTGTCCATTGTCGTATATTTGCCATGAACAAAATCTCCTGTCCTGGCGAAAGATTCTTGTACTGCTAAGCTACCACCATCAAAATAAGTTTTCATCAGCCCTGTATTGAGCTTGGCACTCTCTGCCATGCTGCCCTGACCACCCTTGATTTGATCCATCGCGCCGGTCATTACTCTAGATATTTCCGGCCCTAGTGGAATGACACCGGATTTAATAGCATTGAACGCATCCTGCCCTGATAGATGAACACCACCAAAGAATTTATCCAATTCCCCTTTCTGGCTCATCAGTTCCAGCGCATAGACCTGCAACCGTTCTTCTGATTGCCTTTTGAAATCGGCTTTTTCTTTGGCATACTGATCAGCCGCAAGTTGGTTTTGGGTTTTATATTTATCTTTGACTTTTAGAATCTCGTCAGCATAACTATTATCCAATGTCCTCATTTTATCATTATAAATATCATCCCACCACTTTTCGGCGGCAATTTCTTCTTCTTTCGTCCTCTTGTTTGCGCCTTCCCGTACCCAGGCAATTTTGTCCTGCCATTCCTGTTCTAGTTTTGCTTTTGTATCACCGAACTTGGTGTCTTGATCGGCCAAAGCAGCCCTTAGTTCCGCGTTACTTTTCAGGGCAGACGCGTTATATCTGGCTTGTGCTTCTTCCTGTTTAGTAAAATCAGTTGTTCCGCCGGTTGCAAATGTAATCTCGGCTTTGAGTCCGCTGGCAGCAATCTCCTGTGCCTTCTTTTTCAGTTCATCCAACTGCTTAGTGGCGATATCGGCGGCATTTCCTGTATCTATAACTGATTTGCCAAAGTCCTTTGCGGTTGAAGAACCATGAACAAACATATCACCAGCTGCTTGAATTACTTTTGACATAGCGGCAGTTTGCACCGCTGCCGCTTCTGCAGCCGTGCCGCCCGCTCTGATTGTGTCAATATATGCTCGATTGCCTGCAATTTGTGCATCGTTCATTACTATAGCGCGTTGGGTTGCGTCTATACCTTCTTTAGTAATATTCAGAAATTCTGATAATCTCTGTGCTGCTTCACCAATTGCCGGCGCGAGCAGTTTGCCGAATGCCAGTGCAAGGTTTTCTGCTGCTACTTTAGCGCGTTTCATTGAATCTTCTGCTTTATCTGCACCACCGGACAGATTGCCTAATTCACCCTGGCTTTGTTTCAGAATCGCGTTAAAAAATGCCTGCTGTTGCTCCTGCTCAGTTAGCGCATCCACAGATTTGTGAATTGACTCCGCATAAAGTCTATATGCCTCTTTGGTATCTAGTACCAATCCTACGCTTCTCAGCATACGCGGGGACTGATACTCAATCGCACGCGTGATGGTCTCATATGCCTGTCCTGTCTCGATCCCAAAGGCATTGGCGCGGTCTTTTGCTAACATCATCAAATTGCTCATCTGACCCAGGTCAAGCGATAAACCCGTAGCCAGTGTTTTTGCGCCAATAGAAACTAACTGCATCTCTGAAACCGTACCCTCGGACGCCGTTCGCATCGTATTGAGCATCGCTTCCGAGGACAATCCTGCCTGGGCAGCAAGAGTTTTGAACGCGCCTTCCTGCGCCAAAGACGCCGCGCCCATTTCTGCTAACCGTCGAACACCTTCAACACTTAATGAAATTCCAAGCGCACTGATAGCAGTACTCAAAATACCTGCCGCACTGCCCATTATATTAAAGCCCGCAGAAGTTCCTTCTGCTGCCTGCTTAGCTTCTCCGCCCTTTTGCGTCAACCCCTTAAGTCCTTCTTCAACGGACTTCAGATTGCGGGACGCCTCATCTACGGCGGAGATAAGGATACGGATTTGCTCGTCAGAAGCCACGCGCGTAACTCCTTGAGATAAGCCAGTAATTTGAATTGTTCCGGCGTTCGGTCAAAAATGTCTTCACCACACTCCTTGAGTGTTTGTTGTAGCACTCGTGCAGCGTGAACACGCCGCAAAATTACTATATCCTCGTTCTCTAACTCTGAAGGCAGGCATCCAAATTCCTTACAGAAATAGGACATCTCCAGGTATTCATCGCCATCACCCTTGCCCTCTACTGCGTCGGCGATGGCGACAATGGAAGGGGGCTTAGTTGAAAGTCCTCACTCAAACTCTTACGTACTGCCTCCACGATCCAGGGCAGCAACGCGAGTTCCAGATTATCTAATGGACTAAGTCGCGCCGCAAGTTCTTGCCGCTGTGCCTCGGCAATCAGATTTTCATAGTACAAGACCGCAATGGATCGCGTACTGATCTTTTGTGCGGGCGGAGAATCCGAAGTATCCAAGTCTTTTAGTTCCTGTTCTCGTTTACGTCGTAGATCGACGACCTGGATTATAGCTAATTGGTTTTCTTGAATAGCAGCACATGGCTGCGGTGCAGTAGACCCATCGACATTTTTCAGATTCCAGCCGACCAGTAGCTCTGAGAACATCTTCTGTGTGGTTTCGTAGTCTGCCCTTCGCCACTCGTTATACTGCTTGATAGTCACCTTATCCACGCGCTCGATCCATTCGCCCGCGTGTCCGGGTAGATCACAAAGAATCTTCTTTGGCACTTTGCCCCCTTTTGATTTTAATAGACACCTTTGGTTACACTACCACTAGCCAATGAAAATGTCGCACGTGCGGTAACCAATCCTGCGACCGGCGCTCTGACCTCGTTGCTATCCACTAGCATACACGCAGTGTATTTCACTGCGCCGGTTGCCGATCCCGCCGGGCCAAACGTAAGCAGCGTGATGTAGCCACTGACACCAGAGCCAGTGAGTACCGCCAAGTTTCCGCTGGCAGAATCGTCCCCGGCCCAGCCTTCGTACTGAAATTTGGCATCCCCTAACCCAGAGCCAGAGCGTTGTACGCTGTTGTCACCAAATCCGGTGACTTCGGGATTATTAACCGATTCAGTCAGCAGACAGTTATTTCCGTCGCCGCCAATGTTGACTGTAGTGCCAGCGGCGTTGACCAGGGTGAGACTGGAATTTTTTCCGTGAATATTTGCCATATTATCTCCTTATCCTGAAATCGTATTCTGCCAGCAAGCACTCTTGACAATGCTTGCACTGGCAAGCGAAAGTGTTGCACGCATCGTGACTAGCCCCGCGACCGGCGCGCGAATCTCCGCGCTATCAATCAACATACACGCGCAGTATTTGACCGGACAAGTGCTGCCAACAATAGAGCCGGAGGGTGCATAGGCAATTTGTGTGATCGTGCCTTTAAGCCCTGCAAACACTGCCATATTACCCGTAGTCGCAGTGTCGTTTGCCCATCCCTCGTACTGGAATTTGGCATCATTCAATCCACTGCCGGCGCGTGCTACGTTGCTCATTCCGAAACTCGTGCGCTCTGGGTTATTAACCGATTCAGTCAGCAGACAGTTTTTTCCGTCGCCGCTGAGATTCTGACTTGCGCCTGCCGCATCTACAAATGCGACAAAGGCATTTCGACCGTGAATGTTCGCCATAGATAATTCTCCTTTCTATATAGATCGTTTATAAATCTATTCTACCCCATTGCGGTATTCTTGTTTCCGCCGAAACGAATTATCATCAATGGATTTATCTAGTCGTGGAGAGACATTGAACAAGTCAAGAAATCCTTGATTGCGATATTCGTAGCCACCCAAGTTTCCCCAAAACACCAACCACTCCGCTTGGGTGGGCTCACGCCCGTGGCTTGATTGCATTAGCGATGCGAACTCGTTGCCCTTTTTGGCGTTCCATGCAATGTCTGCAAGGACGACATCATTCAACGGCTGTCCGATAAATTCCGCCGCCGGAACTAACCAATCGCCTCCATTGTGAATGTATCCATCAATACACTCCTGTTTGCATGGAGGATTTCCGTACAACGCATAGTCAAATTGTGCTTTCAGTTCAGAGATAATCCTTGCTCGCATCTGAGGAACCGTTTCGGCGCTCGCCACCCGAGGAGTTGTGAGCAAAATGGATGCCAACATAAGTGCCACTGAAACAACGATCGTTCCAATTTTCCACTTCATTACATTTGCTCCTTGCCAGAATACTCTGGCGCTATAGTTACTGGAATATGTCGTTTTGCTTTTCGTTCCGATAGAACAACTTGTTCGCTCGGCTTATATACTAAGAACCGGGCATAATTGAAATCCCGCTCTTGGATAATTTCTGAGTGTCCCTTGACCCAATCCACTAATTCTTGTGGATCGTGATAATAGTATAAATGTTCTTTCCCGTCGATAGCGTTGCCAGCATTCGTCAGGAAGTTCACCGCGACGCATTTACCCAATCGCTCGATTGTCTGGAGCAATACCTTTGGATCAGGGACACGCTCTATCACATCGAACGCAAATACTAAGTCCGCTTTATCGCGGTATTCATCGAATGGATAGAACTGTGCATTGATCTCGTGAAGTTTGAGCCGCCATTCTAGGAACTTGGTGCATTCGCTCGGATAATCGGTGAACGCGACCTTATATCCACTTTCCGCAAATTGGATTCCGTCCGTGCCTACACCACAACCGAATTCTAATAATGAAGCCGGCGGCGCAAAATTCTCGCGAATGATGCGGCGATAGGGAATTTTCCACTGGTCTTCACCAAACCAGATCAAATGATAGAGTAACGTTTGGCTCTCGCGGTAGAATTGCTCAGCAGTTTTGCCACTTTGCAGAAACACGTCAAACTCTTTTTGCACCGTTTCATCGTGCCCACCCGCCCACTCGGGCTTGAACTCTTCCCCAGTTTCACGTAAATAAGAGTATAAATCTTCTATGCCTGTTGTCACTGTACCTCCACTATCCAACCGTCTCGCACTCAATCACGAAGTCCAAGGGTATCCATACCGTTGTGCTATTTTGACTTGACAAGAACGTCTCCCCGTTCCACCCGCCTCCGCGCGCGAGCCACACTTTCATCGCGCTACCGCCCAGAGTATCATCCGCCATAATCGCAGCGCGCAGATCGGGTTCGGCCTGGAATGTTTTGTTCATCGTCTCAACTGAATTCCCTGTATCACGGATACAACACTTGATGGAAATCGAGTAGTTGACATATTGCGCGTTACCGAACGCAAACTCTTTCGGCGCGAACGCGGGCGCGAAGAGAATGTAAATACAACCACTCGTCGTTGTATCGAGGCGCCCCCAGTCATCTTTCGTCAGATTGCCTTTCGGCGAACTGGAATCAAAGATACTGGCGCTCTTGGAAACGAGCGTTGCTATTAAAGCATCAACGAGAATCGAGCCACTGGTTAGCATATCATTCCATTGTCTTTGCGACTAAATCCGCGCCGATACGTTTCGCTGTGCCTTCGACATTACTCTTGAAGCCGCCGTCCTCGATAGTCAAACGAATGAAATCCAATCCAATGCCGTAGGGGGATTGCCATGCGCCGTGTAATCCCTTTTTAAGGTAACCTTGATTTGTGCCGTAGTAGGCAATTGACCTCTGCACCGCATAACCCAGTTTCTCATCGCCTAATTTCCAGCGCGCCCATTCCTTGAGCGGCTCGATCGGCGCCCAATGCGGTCGTGTGCCGTAGAAAACATACTTTGCTTCCGGCGCAGTCGGTCCAACTGCAAGGGTCATCTTGGCTACATCGATTTCACTGGATACCGAAGCCATCAGATTGCGCTTATATGCAACTGGCTCGAGTTTGCGTTGCATAATGCGCGTAATCTTCACTCCCAATGATCTGAAATTAGATTCTACAATCTGTGGTGTCCACTTAGGAAACTTGGCGAATTTGCCGGCAAGTTCGGTTGCACCCTGGGTACTGGTCTGGAAGACTACAGGCACAATTCACCAATCCACTCTGCCACGTTCTCGGTCGCCTTGTTGCTGTAGCGCATCTGATGTAAGAAATCCTCACGCCGCTCTTCCCAGTCTACGCGCCCTGCGAGTACATTCTCTACCTCTGCTTTTAATGACTCCGGCTCGCACTCCGGGATCGCATCGTGCTGGATAGAGTAACCGGGCATCTGCACAACAACAGAGGGGACATCCATGCAAGCCGCATCTACCACTGTGTTGCTGGGACCGAGCGCAATCACGCAATCAGCGCACGCGAGCAGCGGCTCAAGATATAATCGCGTCACCAAACATCGGCAGCCAAACTCCTCTGCCATCTTCATATAGTTCTGCTCGATACCCTGCGCTTCGCCGGGATGAAGTTTTATTACAAGTTGCTCGAATCCCGCTGTCATCACATATCGTAACACAGTCTCAAAGCGCGTGGGATCATCGTGAGCATTGGTAATTTGTCCCCAACTGGACATATACGCTACTACTAGCTTGCTGCTATCGAGTTTTAGCGCGCGCAGCGCCCAGTCGCGATCTTTGCGGTATTCTGTCCAGCGGTCGAAGAGCGGCGAACCGGTCAAGCGTACCTCGCCCTTGTAACCATTGCGCCGGTAGAATTGTTCCATATGCGGTGTTGCGGCGAGATAATCACAGATACTTGTCTCGTGGATATCCGGTGAAATCTCGGGCAACGCATAGGGATTTGCGTGTGAGACGTGCATTGTCGGAACACCGCGCGTCTTTGCCCACTGCGCCAAGCCACCAAAAACCTCGGTCACATCCTCGTGGGTCACCACCATCTTGATTTTCCGCGCCTCGCGTAGTGTATCTAGCACAGAGAACCGTACTATCTGATTCGCGAAACTTTGATGCACATAACCGGGTAGCCACTGACTTAGATTTTCACCTAGTCCATTACACGAGAAGCTATACCACTCTGGCATTTCCTCGATCCGCTCTGCGATAGAGTCTACTGAATCTGCGAATACTTTTGCTGTGAGCGTGGTCGCCTCATTATATGCCATCATCTGTGCTTGCTGCGAAATGCCGCGCAGAATCGGTATTACGCGCTCGCCGTAGATTTGCGCCTGCGCCTCGGCGGTCTGGGGGTCAAATACGGCAATGTCCATTTTGCGTTTTAGGAGCAGCGGTGTCAGGGCTTTAGTTGTTACGCCGCCTGAAAGAAGAATCAGTGGATTCATTTTCACTTCTGTGTACGAGATAATTGTGGCATTGGAGAGTCCTGAAAATAAATGGGTATCCGTTGTGTTGTAATTTGTGTTCTTGTCCATTGCCAACAAGCAGTACCTTCACAATTACAATGCCTTACCCATTGTTTTCCAGCAGTAAAATATTCTATTGTGTACCAAACTAAATGTGGAATCTCTGCATTCATTTTGTTTCCACTTTCTGCGCTTTTGTGAGCAAGAGCGCTTCGGTTTTGTTCGCGCAACGATGACAATCTTCTTCAGCCACACACCATTGTTCGCCAAATTTCTCTGCCCATCCTGCTTCTAAAGATGCACGAGCTTCCTTAATCGTTCTGATTCTCTTTGTACTTCCGTTTCTATTGCATAAAGATTGTAGAGTTCTGTTCATTCATTTACCACCAAACCACATCTTATTGAAATCAGTATCCTTGTGCTCGGTATTCTTCCAGGATTCTTCGCTAACATCTTGTCCAACAACCCGAATGTTTCTTGGCGAAATATCTTTTGCTGATACCACACTAGATTCTGGCATTGAACTATCTCTAAATACCGTTGATCCTTTTGGTAAATAAATTTCCAATATCGAATGCGGTTCACCTTCTGAAGTATCTTGAAGCTGTTACTTGATAACCTTGACTTGCTTTAGATTCCCAAGGAATATGCCTTCTACATCATTTGGATATTCGTTTGCACCGCCTTTCCCAGATTCTCTTGCTAATAAACCTTGCTTTCTAATTGACCCAACATTTGATGTAGGAGTAACATGATAGAGCACTGTTCCCTTGGATAAAGTATACGATGGTTGACTACCGCCCCCTCCCCCGCTCCCGCCAACTTCTCCGGGACGTCCGGCATGCTCAAAGTTACCAGAACCCTGACCCCCAAATGATTCTCTAAGTTTTATTTTCCAAAACATTAGCTTTGCTCAAAAGATAACTGTTTAGGCGTTGTGTTATATCGTACTTCATCGGCGCTTTCAAATTCACTCCTCGAAAATCTGCTCCAGCAGTCCATCTGTTTGCTGCCACTGTTGCGGCAATCTGAATTTCGTCCAGTACATCGTTTGCCAGTCGCGCCGGCGGTGGCGTCTGTAGAAGAGTCGCCTGGGCTTTGAGCTGTCGTTCTCTTCGAGTTTTTTCATCGGTTGTCCAATGTACGTAGAACGCCTGTGGTAACTGCGGCATGGCAGCCAATCCAATTCGTTCATAGGTCTCTACCAATTTGTCCAGATTATTTTCTAACGTCAATCCCCAACCAAACTTGCGCTTTCTCTTTGCATCGCGCTTCAAGAACTCGATGTTATCAATCGCCTTAATCAGCGCATCGTGCCATTGTTCCGGCGTGTTCTCGACCACCGCGCCGTGTTCCGCCAGCTCCGCATAGACGTTGCTCTTACTCGCAATCCACGGTACACCACAGATCAGATATTCCATTGCCTTAATCCACGAGCGGTGATTGTCGTAACTCTTATATCCCTCGCGCATATCTAGCGGCGCAATTCCAATGTCGAACGTCTTAACGATGTGCGGCCATTGTTGCGGTGATACGCCGGTTTGTAGTACTAGTTGCTCTTTCGGGATATTGAGCAAATTTGCTAATCTTGGATCATTGCCACAAATCTTAATCCTGACTTGTGTTCGTTCCTTACAGACCTGTTCCAGTGCTTCTTTGATCCCACTAAATATCCATGAGTCGTAATGAGAAACCGAGCCGCCCCATCCAATAGTCACTACTCCCGGTTGCAATTTCTGTGGCTGTACGTTCAGATACCAATTACCCTGGGCGTAATTCGGCACCCAGTATCCCGGCACTACGTCTTTCCAGTCATCGAGTATAACTTTACTGGGGCTAGTTAGCCCGTCACAATGCCTAAGTCCCTCAGTCAAAAGCGCAACCGGAGATTCAGACAGCTTTTGCGCGTTCTTGATCCAGAACTCGTGAGCAGGATTACTGTGCGGGAGACTGGGATAATCATCGTCTAAATCCGCCACAACCGCACGTCGTAAGCCGCGCCAATAATCAATTGCATCTATTATGGATCTATCGATCAGATTCCGCTGTACTACAATCACTTGTGCCGAGCCCACCAGGTCTTGCACCGCCGGGTTAGAATAGTCAGCGAAACTCTGGATATAAACCAGTTTTGCGGTGTGCTTGCCACTACGATTCAGCACATCTGCGGGGGAAAGGGCGCGCCACTGACTGCAATTCCACTCCGATTCTCCGTCCGCAAATATTGTACAGATATTCAACGTTGCCCCCTATCCTTTCTTACTGCCTCACCTCGATGTCATTACTCTGATCTTTCTCCTTGTGCGTTGGTGCACGCGGATTCTTGAATTGATCCTTGCTAAACCGCATTGGCTCGCGATCTCCGTCGCTCTGTACAGCAGTCTTATCGGCCACACTGATCCCGCCCACATAGCCCAGATGTCCATAAGTCAATCCGGCGCGACTCAGATCGCTTGCCAATAATAACTTAATTCCATCGTCAAAGTCTTTTTGGAAAACTTGACCCCGCGTGCGTTCGCCCGGTGCAAGACGGACATTGGTGCGCGCTTTCTCTGCGCGCGCGACCGCATAGTATGTATTCAGATCACCGAGTTGACCATAGATATTACAAGCACTATTGGCGGGCGGAGTGTAACCCTTGGTTGCCAGGACAGTGTCAATTTGATTCGCGCCCTGAGCAATCCAATTATTCACCTGGCTCTGGGTAGGAGTGGTGCTTGCAGAAAAGTCGCTTGCATTTTGTGTCAGGTTCGAGCAATATGCTGCAACACTAGATGAAGTTGTATATGCCATTTTATTTTATCATCAATACGGATGGTTTCGCGACACTGCGTACATAACCCAAATCACACTGTTGCTGAACATCCTTCGCGTGCTGGGCAATGAGTTCGTTCGCCACCCGCGCGCGCATCTGTGCTTGTGTCTCGGCATAGCCGGGCGCAAACGCAATCAGCGTAGCGACCACGCGGCAGAAACGCAAGGAACAAAATGTGCTTTTTCATTGTGCCTCCCTATTTTCTTAGAATCTCTTTCATCCACTCATCGCCGCGCTTTGCCGCCTGGCACAACGCGAATGTGAACAAGTAGCAAACAGCAACGAGAACGATCAGTCCAGTCCAAATCATTTTGCCACCTCTTTCATCCTTCCGCCTTCATCCTTCATCCTTATTTTTATCACCACCTCCACCCGCCCCGCGCTCAGCCAGCGCAGCAGCCACAGCCGCAGGCGCGAGGCGCGGATGATCTGCACATCGCCGTAAACGGTGCAGCCACGGCGAGCGAGCAGCGCGGAGACGGCGGAAACGCAGGAGGTGACGGTCTGTTCGGGAGTTGGTTGTAATGCTGGTTTGTGTTTCAATTCCTTACCTCCAGTTTCGCCATTCGGTTATCCAATTCCTTAATTGCTTCGACAAGGATTGGCGTCATCATACCGAAATCAATCCCCTTGGCGTCTTTAATTTCGTCATCCAGCGGCCACGTGTGAATCACTTCAGGAAACACCTTCTCCACCTCCTGCGCGATAAAACCCAGGTAGGGTTTGTTGAGTTTGTAACCATTCAATCGGTCGTTGATTCGCTTGTTCCATTCAAAGTTCAC